AGAAAGACTGGGTAACTATTGTTATAGCTGAAGACGAGCAAGACACGCAGCCAGCGTTTGTTGGCGTCAACGGAAGGTCTTACAGAATTCGACGAGGGGAGCCTGTCGCAGTGCCACCTGAGGTTGTCGCAGTTCTTAATGATGCGCAGCAAGTCGTGGTTAATGCAAAAACTGGTCAAAGCAAAAAGATACCAACCTATCCATTCAGGGTAGAAAGCTAAAGTTATTACCCGCGTTTAACCCGTTATGAGTAGAGATGACTATGAATTACTTACAACTTTGCCAGAGATTAGTTCAGGAAACAGGAATTGCTGACTCTGGCCCTGCCAATACAGCGGGACAGGTTGGTGACTATGGTCGTATTACTTTTTGGGTTAATGATGCGTGGCTAAAAATACAATCCATGCGCACTAATTGGCATTGGATGTGGGGGGAGGGTACTGGATCGTTAGTGGCAAACACTAACACAGTAACTCTCCCATCTACTGTGGAAAGCATTAAGCGAGTATCACTAGGACAAACTTATCTGGAGTATCTTAGCTTCGACGATTTTGCAGATGATTATCGGGCCATATCAGCAGGCAATCCCGCCGTCTACACAGTTCGTCCAGACGGGGTGCTTTTGTTTAATGCCAAGCCTACTGAAAATAAAACCATTACCTACCACTATTATTCAAAGCCAGTATCTCTCACCGAAAACACTTCAATACCTGGTCTTCCCGATAGATATCACGCACTGATTGTTTATCAGGCTCTCAGGTCATACGCCCTGTTTGATGAGGCTCCTGAGCTAGAAAGAAAAGCTATTGGCTACTTTGAGGCAATGCTGGCCGATCTTCATAGAGATCAATTACCCGCGCTCAGTGCGCCTGCAACTTTGGCCTAGCGGAGTAGTTCATGCCTATAAACTTAGACTACTTCCCAGCGGTCGGCGGCCTTAACCAAGAGGCTCCACCGTTGGCTATGCAGCCTGGTGAGCTGGTTGATGTCGCAAATTATGAATGCCTGCCCAAAGGGGGGTATCGAAGAATCTATGGTTATGAATTATTCGACGGGCAAACAACCCCTTCACAAGTAGTGCCAGGAACGGGCGCTGTTGTTGGGGTGCATATATACAAGGGCAACGTCTACGCATTAAGAGAAGATGGCACAAATGCTCGTATGTACAAAGCTACAAGCACTGGTTGGGTACAGTCAGACAGCTCTAAAACTTGGTCTACTGGCGGTAAATTCCGATTCTGCAATTACAATTTCCAAGGGCAAGACGCGCAAGAGAAAATGTTTATTGTTAATGGTGTTGATAAAGCCACGCAATTCGATGGCACAACATTTACGACTATAACTACTGGCGCAGGTACAGATAACCCTGGGTTAATTATTGGGTACAGATACCACCTTTTTCTTGCCGTTGAATCCTCGTTAGTCGGCTCTTCGATTGGCGACCCTCTTTCATATCTAGCGAACACTGGTGCTGTTGAAATAGCCGTGGGCGATACCATCACTAATCTGCAAGAACACGCTAGTGCGCTTATCGTAGGATGCCAAGACTCTACCAAGACCCTCTATGGATCCTCCTCGGCTGATTGGCAAGTTGATGAATTAAACAAAGCTGGCTCTTACTCAGACACCCTTGAGTCGATTGGTGGACAGGTTCTGGGTCTTGATAGGCAAGGATTAATGAGTCTCTCTGCCGCTCAGCAGTTTGGTAACTTTGCTTACGCTTCTTTGTCGCAAAAAGTGACCACCCTGGTTAAAGGTTTTACATCTAATCCTCTTAGCGTGATTAATCGAACGTCGAATCAATACAGGCTATTTAACGAAAAGGATGGACTCTACTTTACCTTTGCTGGCCCAGAGTTAGTCGGCGTTACTAAAACAGAATTCCCTGACAAGGTTAAGTGCATTGATTCCTCTATCGATGAGCAAACCCAAGAGATATCTATATTCGGATCTGACGATGGGAAAGTGTTCAAGATGGATACTGGCTATCGATTTAATGGCGTAAACATCTACGCCTACCTTCTCACTAATTTCACGGCCTATTCAGGATCAACAGTAAACAAAAGATTTAGGTTGGTTCAGCCTGACATAAGAGTCGAGGGAGAGGTTCCGATTCAAGTCGCCATTCGTGCGACAACAAATTATGGACTCGGGGATTCTTCTCGAGGTGTTTCTTTAGATCTATACCCAGGACCAGGCTCTTTATATGACGTTCAATTCTGGGACGAATTCAGGTGGGATACCACCTACTCAAACGATGCAAAAGTAAGGGTTTCTGTGACGGGCGTGAATATGGGGGTCTACATTGCAACAGAAGGCTCAGAAAACGCAGTACATACCGTACACGGAGTGACCCTCCATTATTCCCCCCGGAGGCTTAAACGATGAGCAATAATTACGTTCCTGACGAAAGCGATCTTTTACCAGGCGAGCTTGCAAGATCGGCAGACATCAATCTACGTTACGGCAATGTTGTTGCTGGCTTTGATTTATTACCAACCCCAGTCGGCGGCGGGGCGACAGGCTTTTCAGCTGCCTTGAATGTAGGAACACCAACGGCAGATACTCACGCCGTCACAAAGTTATTTGCTGAGACAACAATTGTTACTGCCGCTGAAGTTGCCGCCCTTGCGTATATCCAGCCTTATTTTGCGGCAAGCTTGGCAGCAACTACTGTTCTGCGCGACGAGGCTGCGGCTTCGGCTGCGGCAGCGGCTACCTCGGCCACAGAATCAGAGACTGCGAAGGTAGCGTCAGAAGCTGCGGAGACCAATGCAGAGACGGCAGAGACAAATGCTCAAACTGCCGAAGCGGGTTCTGTAGCAGCAAAGAATGCTAGCGTAAGCAGCGCGGCAGCGAGCGCGACCTCGGCGGCTGAGAGCGCAGATTCTGCAACTGAATCTTTGGCTAGCAAGAATGCGGCGGCTACTAGCGCCACGAATAGTGCGGCCAGCGCAGTAACCAGCAACACAGCCAAAACATCAGCCCTGGGTGCTCAGGCGGCTGCTGAGACCGCAGAGGCCAATGCGGAAACCGCTGAGTCAAATAGCACTGCCTCGGCTACTGCCGCTGCCGCCTCAGAAGCAGCCGCTCTAGCCTCTAAGAATTCTGCAATAGCAAGTGCTACTTCAGCCACCTCAAGCGCGTCATCTGCTTCTGGATCTTCAGGAACCGCAACCACAAAAGCTGCCGAGTCAGCAGCTAGTGCTGCCGCCGCTTTGGCTTCTCAAAATTCCGCAAGCGGATCGGCAGCAACGGCAACGAATCAAGCTGCCATCTCGACCACAAAAGCCGGGGATTCTTCTTCATCAGCCGCAGCAGCATCTACTTCAGAATCTAATGCAGCTACGTCAGCTTCAAATGCAGCTTCTTCGGCTACAGCGTCTTCTAACTCTGCCACAGCCTCTGCTAACTCTGCCACCGCAGCAGCAGCAAGCTACGATGACTTCGATGACCGCTACTTAGGCGACAAAGCCTCTGACCCTACACTAGACAATGACGGCAATGCTCTTTTAACTGGCGCTTTATACTTCAACTCTACGTCAGACGATATGAAGGTCTACACCGGCTCAACTTGGAAAGTCACTGGCCTGAACCCAGACTCACCAGTTTTTGTTAATACGGTAATCGCACCAGATTTTAATCTTGATGCTATAGCAGAAACTAAAGCCGTTACTGCCGCTGACGTATTCGTCTACGACACAAGCAAAGACTCAGACGGTGGTGCATGGCGCAAGAGGACACAGCATACTTCTTGGTATAACGAGACACTTAACACTGCGACTCGTGGTAGTCGTAAAGAGTTCCCTGCGGTTGCTGTTATTGTGGCTGAGAGTAATCAGGTTACTATCTACGATGGGGACGACCCAAGTTTGCCTATGTGGATGGTGTTTAATAATAGTTCTGGAAATATGGCAGGAGGCTCTTCAAGCAACAATTCTGTAGTCATGTTAAATGGCGATTTAGTGTTAGGTGCTACTGGCTATGCAATGCAGATTAGCTTTGTAAAAGACAGTTCTATAAATTGGTATGTTGGCCAGCTTTACGAATACAAAGGCAATATATCTGAGAGAAACGTTGCTAAGGGTTTTAATCTTATTAAAAGCTATGGGCTGATTAACTCTACAGCCAACGACGTAGCCATGACCGTCCGTCCTAACGCCCCTATAGACGCTGCAACAGGACTACCAGTGCCGACTATCGCAGTGGCTACTGATGGCGGTGTGAGTGTTATTAAGGATGATGGGACTGTTGTTGATATTCTTACTGATGGTCAGAACGGAAATAAAGTATTTAAAGTTGCTATAACCGACAACAAGTATATTGACCAGCTTTACGGATACTCTAATAGTTCTCCTTATGTTGTGTTTAGGTCTGAAATACCATCGGCAGATACTAGCTTACCTGTAGCAAACAGATTGATAAGTTCAAGTGGTATTCCTGCAGTTTTAGCTGATAACAACAATAGTGAAAAGTTAAGTACTTTTGTTAACGCTAACTACATGGGTGGCGCTTTAGGCTTAACTTATCTAACCCCTAACCTTACTGACCGTACAGCACAGATGGTCACCTACACAACCTCTACCTACAACACAGGTTGGATGAACGGCGACATCAAACTCGCCACATTGTCCGACACAGATGATACTGACGTTACTGGCAGTGAGTTGGTTACTAATGGGACGTTTGATACTGACTTGAGTGATTGGACGGTAACTGGAGGTTCTGTCCAGAACGCTGGTGCTGTAGATTTAACCACCACTGGAGCAGCTCAGGCGGCAATCAAACAAGCGATAACCACCGTGGCTGGTCAATCTTATATCCTTTCGTTTGATAAGACGAGCGAACCCAACATAAACGCAGATTTATACATCTACGTAGGCACTACCTCTGGCGGCTCGCAACTCCTGTACGCACCAGCTAAGGGGTTGTTGGCTGTAGGTACGTACGAATATACGTTTAAGGCAACCACAGACACGGCTCATTTGTATTTCTTCAATAACGTAACATCTAGTGTCACTACCTCATCATTAGACAACATCTCAGTCCGTCTAGCCGAAGCAGACCGCAGCGTAAACAACAACGGCTTAATCGTAAACGGCACAATCACTAAGACTCCTGTAGCTACTGGCGCTGACTTGGTGGGGTATAGTGGATTCTCAACTAGCAACTATCTTCAGCAGCCGTACAACAGCGACTTGGATTTTGGTACTGGTGACTTCTGCGTGATGGGGTGGGTTAAAACGGCCACTGCTCTAGCGGGAGGTATAGCATCTACGCAAGACGATAACTTAGTTGATGTTGGCTTTGCAGTTCTACTATCGTCTGCAACTCATGGTATTGTTCTAATTAGTTCAAACGGGGGAGCTAGATCCATTACTACTGGACCTACTGCTGTTAATGATGGGTCATGGCATCACTTCGTTGCGAGCAGGACTAATTCAGGTGCTACACATTCTATCTATATCGACGGAAGTTTAGACTTATCAGAAACAGTTACAGCCAGAGATATTACTGCCACAAGTAAACCTTTGACAGTTGGTCAATGGTTTCCAAACTCAGGCACCAAGTATCACTTCCATGCCGGCTCAATAGCACTCCTGCGTATCTCAGCCACAGCACCAACAGCCGAGCAGATTGCTAAAATCTACGAAGACGAGAAGTTTCTATTCCAAGAGAATTCACAAGCTACTCTCTACGGCTCATCAGACGCAGTAACAGCTCTGGCATACGATGACGATACAGAATTACTCCATGCAGGTACAAGCGCAGGACGAAGTGTCTTCCAAGGACTACGCAGAGTAGACAACACAACAGACGCTGTAGGAGCTGCAATCTCAGCAAGCAACGGCCTAGTGGCAGAGGATTAACATGAAGATTTTAAGCCTAACAGTTAATGAGTTCACAGGTGGTCTTGAGCATCTCATAGAGTTTGTTCACTGGGAACACGAAGGTATTAACAGCAGCACCAAGCTGTCACCGCCGAAGAAGATATTCAAGCCTCTAGCTGAAGTCACAGAAGAGCAGATCATTGCTTGGGTGTGGGAACAAGACAGAGCAAAAATAAAGAAGTTTCTCAGCAACAAGAAGATTGCCAAGACTGTAGAGTTCGGCAGTGTTCCTGAGCTTTCTGAAGAAGCAGAGACTGCCAAGCGTGACTACTGGGTTGACTGGGCTACTAAGAGACTAACGCAGCACGTTTTGCTAGAAGGCCGCCAAGAAGTCAAAGAGATGCAGCCTACTGGCGAGAAGGTCTTTAACGAAGAGACTCAAGAGATGGAAGACGTAATGGCTGAGGTGTTAGTTCAGACTGCCATTGAGCCAGTTGCTGAGTTCATCGAGCAGACTTCTTACACCGAAGAAGGTGAGTCTGTTACTGAAAGCGTACGCAATCCCGTCGTTGTTAAAGACGAACAAGAACGCGCCAAGGCTGTAGAGATTTTGGAGACATACAATGACCGTTAAAATTACCAAGCCTTCTATTAATGTGCGCGAGAAGCTAAGCGAACTTGATAAAGAGACAGGCATAAAAGGCGAAGAACTACTACGAGCAGATACGGCTGCCGAAGCTCGTGAGGCTTTACAGCTAGATGAACAGTTGTTCACTGACTTTGAGTCTACAGGTATTGACGATAATGCTACGTCTACCGCTATGACGCTAGACAGCAGTGGCAACTTGCTTGTTGGTACTACTAACCCTGACGTTTCTTTTGGCACAACTACAGGTTCTTCGCTTCAGTCAAGTGGACAAACGCACCATAGCTCTTCGGGTACTTCTTTAATTCTAAACCGTACAGCTAGTGATGGCACTATTGCTCAGTTCCGCAAAGGCGGCACAACTGTAGGTAGTATTGGTACTGCTTTTACTAACAATCTTTTTGTTGGCAGCTCAAATATAGGTTTAAGTTTTATATCTGGCAATTCTTCAATTTACCCAATGAACCCAAGCAATCTTACTATTCGTGACGCCGGAGTTAATTTAGGAAATACCGGAGCAAGGTTCAACAACCTCTACCTATCAGCAGGTGCTTATGCGTCATTCATTGCAGGTCAAAATGACACTAATACTTCAATTAATTTTACGGGTTCTGATGTAATTACTTTTAATAATGGCGGCTCAGAAGCAGCCAGAATAGACGCATCAGGCAACCTGTTGGTGGGTCAGTCTGTTGCAAGTTTATCTACAGTAGGTCATCTATTTTTGTCAGACGCACAAGGAGATTACGCTGCTCATATTTCTAATGGTTCGAGAGCGTTACTGCTAAATAGGCTAACCAATTTTGGTGACATAATTAGCTTACGCGCAAATAGCACTGAAGTAGGCACTATTGGTAGTGCTAACTCCTCCGAAATGTTTATTGAAGGCAATGACCGTTCAGGTCTTTGGTTTGCTACTAACGCAATTAGACCTTATAAAAACAATACTGGCGTAAATGGGATAACAGACATAGGTTCTTCATCCTACAAGTTCAAAGACGCTCATTTCTCCGGCACTGTGAATGCTAATGCGTTTGTTGGTGACGGCTCAGGTCTTACTGGTGTTGGTGGTGGTGCTTGGACTAAATTAAATACTTACAATTTAAGTAGTGGCACAAATTCTTTTTCAGCTCCTTCTTTATTAGACACAACAGCTTATAGTCGTTTTGTAATTATAATAGATGATGTTATTTTAACTTCACCGTATAGCAGAGATTTATATATTAAATTAACTGGAGACAACGGTTCGAGTTATACAAACTCTACTAAGTGGACTTCAATATTTGAAAGAGCAGGAAACGCTACTGCTAGCGCACTAACCACTACCAAACTAACAATTGCAGATTCTCCTGCTGTAATATCTAAAGGTTTGTTTAATATTGAAATAACAAAACCAATTAATTCGAGAGTTAAAGGAGAAACTAACGGAGGTTACGAAGGCGCTAGTTATGGACATTGCACTGTTAGAGGAAGCAGTTATTGGAATTTATCAACATTGACAGGTTTTCAAATTACAGTTGATTCTCCCGCAACTTTTTCTAGCGGCACAATTACAGTATACGGAGTAGAATAATGAGATTACACCAAGTAGACAACGAGTTAATTCCGTTTACTCCTGAAGAAGAAGCTGAATGGGACGCAATGGAAGCTGAGTACGCAGCAGGCGCTAATGACAGAGCTGCGGAAGAAGTCAGAACCAAGCGCGACAAGCTACTAGCTGAGTGCGACTGGGTAACTGTAAAGGCAGTAGACCAGAACGCCCAAGACAGCCTTGGCATTCAAGTGCCACAGGTTTGGCTAAATTACAGACAAGCACTGCGTGACATTACTAGCCATGCTAACTTTCCAAACTTAACAGAAACAGATTGGCCTACTAAACCGGAGTAACAAATGACAACTTTTAATTGGACTATCGCAACTCTCGAATACGACCTACAGCCCTCTGACATGGACGGCGCTGTTATTGTCGCACACTGGCGAGTAAACGCTGAAGAAACAACTGGCGAAGGAGACGATGCTGTAACGTACACTGCTTCTTCTTACGGCACTTGTGGCTTTAACCCAGACCCCTCAGCAGAAGGTTATGTACCCTACGCTGATCTTACTCAAGAAATTGTTCTTGGGTGGGTGTACGACTCAGTAGACAAAGACGCTACTGAAGCAAGTCTGCAAGCTAACATTGATTTGCAGATCAACCCTGTCACTGCTGCGGGTGTTCCGTGGTAGCTTTTAACTAGGAGAAAATCTAATGAGCAAAGACAACAAGCCTCAGATGATTACGATAAACGATGTTGAGCACGACACAGCCACATTCACTGAAGAACAGATTGCTATGACGAATCACTGTCTTGATCTTGACAGGAAGATTAGCAACATGAACTTCCAACTTCAGCAATTGCAAGTAGGGAAAGATTCTTTCTTGAAGATGCTTACTGAGTCTTTAGAGACTGCTGAAGTTGTTTCTGACTGATGACGCACCTGTTCTTGCTAATGGTTTTAGTCAACGGACAGGTTGAATCATCTGATATGTACTTCTACAACATTCATCGGTGCAACTACTTTGCCAATGCAATAGTCGCAGGCAAGGTAGAACGCACTATGAACTCTGAACCAAGACGCATAACCCTTGCGGCATATTGTTTGCCACGAGTAGCAGATAAAAACGCAGTGAGGGCGTATGAGTGATAGAGATTATTGCAGCAGTATCAGCAGCAGGGAGGGCGTTTAACTACATCCAACAAGCTGTCGCAAAAGGTCATGAGATAAACGACCTAGCACACAAGTTCGGTGCTTTCTTTGACGCGAAGGATAAAATTGCCGAGGCAGAAGCAGGTGTTGAAAACGCTTCGGCAATGTCAAAGCTTTTTGCCAAAGACTCTGTAGAATCAGCAGCACTACAGATTACAATGGCAAAACAGAAGACGATGCAGATGGAGCGACAGCTTCGTGAGATTATCACCTACACCGCAGGTCAGGATGTTTACATTGAAATGCTCCGAACTAG